AACTCGTTGCCCTTGTTGATTGTCATAGTTACGAGTTTGAATTGCACCGCTTACGCCAATTAGTGAGCCTTTGTGCGTAAAGTTTGCAAGATTTTCTGCGCCTTTTTTCCAAATTACGCAATTTATAAAATCTGCCTCTCGTTCGCCATTTTGATTTTTAAAGCGTCTATTTACGGCGATTGTAAACGAACCATACGCCACGCCTGATTGTGTATATCTTAAATCTACTGCCTTTGTTAATCGTCCGATTAGGTTTACATTGTTCATCGTTCTAATTCCTCCAAAATATCTTTTTTCTTCATGTCGAGAATGAGTTGAAAATGCTCTGCCCTCAATGAGTTTAGTTTAGCAATTCTCTTCATAACCTCGAGGTGTTCCGCCTCTAAAGGCTTTAAATAATAGCTCAATTCATGCTCGTTTCGTGCTAGGAAATATCCTTTGTGCCGTCCTTCCCTTGTTGCGACGATTGGTACTCCTTTACGGCACATAGAACTAACCGCACCCATAATTCGTCTTTTCGTTGTTTTAAAGTTGTACGCTAGTTCTTTACTTGTAACTGCCGTTTCAACTCCAAAACCTAAACGCTCAAACAACACTTGCTCAAATACTGTTAAATCTAAATGCTCCACGCTGTAACCTCCACTCTCGGATTGTCTGAATATCTTTTAATCGCTCTAAAGTCCACGATTTGCTTATCGTCTATGAATAAAACGCCGTTCAACCCGTCTAAAACTGATTTCACATAGTTATCGATGTCGGGTTTGACAATCGGATAAATTTTTCCCTCGTTAGCTAGTTTGCGTTTTGCCTTACTGAAACTCTTTGGAATTGACTTGTAAATAACTAGCTCAACTCTTAAAGCTGTTGTAACGCAAGGAACACGATTATCAATAGCGGTGTTTTTAACAATGTTCTCGTAAGCTCTTGTTTTTGGCGTTGTATATACATGCCCAAATTTCGAAAAACGGGGGCGTGCTTTTGGCACGCATTCGCCGTTAATTGTAAACTCAATTCTTTTCATTTTCCGCTCCTTTGCTCGTTTTTAGTCTAGCGATTTTCTCTGCTAGGTCATTTATAGTGCCCTCGTCAATCGGCTTTTCCTGTTTAGGTTGTTGAGGTCTGTTTGCCCAATCAGGCACGCTTTCAACGAATCCTCGAGGATTGCTGTATTGTTTAGGCTGTTGTCTGCGGTTGTTTTCCGCTAGTGCCTTTTCGAGGGTGTCAATGCCTTTGTTCGCCCAATCAACGAGGATTGCGTTTGCGTATCTGAATTTCAATACATTTTCCTCGACTGCTATCTCTAGCGCTCGTTTAACGAGTGCAGGGTTTAAATCATTGCACCACTTGACGATTGATTGACGAATATAGTCGCTAGTCATTCCGAAATGATTTTCGTAAAAAACGAAAACCTCAGAAATATTTTTTTGAGCCGTTGTTGCGGTCGGCTCGTCCGCTAGATTTTTAATCTCGTTTTTTTCTTCTGTTACATCTTCTTTTATTTTATTTCT